GTAACGAAGGAATCGCTGACGTTACCGCTCAAAAATTGGATTGACCTAACGGGGTGGCTGTTGGTGTTTCGGCGCAATGGCGGTGGTCATATCGGCGTAATCGAATCTGGTTCGGTTATCGTCAAAACGATAGAAGCCAACACCTCAAGCGGGGAAAGCGGCAGCCAGTGGAACGGTGGGGGGATATTCCCAAGAACGCGAAATCTAAAGCAGTTAAGCAGCCCCTATAATGTATTCCGCGCCACCCATGTTACGCCGGTGAGGTATGCGTAATCTGTTGTTGATACTGCTTATTGCATTGCTGTTTAGCAGTTGCAAATCAGCACCCGAATACCGAGAAACGAGAATAATAGATACGGTGCTAAGTGTTGCGCCCCCAGCAATCCACGACACGCTGACAGCGATTAACTACGATACTGTAATTGTCGCCGATAGAATAAACGGACGTGATACAGTTATCAAAATACGTTACTACCCACGCACAAATACGGTAACGCTCTATGTCAAACCCGACACTGTTCGGCTGAAATACCGCGATACAACGGTGGTGTATAAAGAAGCGGCGAAGGAAGAAAGCAGTGTGTGGCCGTGGCTAATAGTGATTGTAATTTTTGGCATCGTAGGACTATATATGTATATCATGCGGAGTAAATAACCATGTTTAGCAACAACATACAGAACAACCCAGAACTATCAGCGTTCCTCGATAAGCCCAAGAAAACCTACTCGCTTAGGAATGCAGTGCTAACGACGGGCGCGTTTTTGTTGTCGGCGGTGATATTCGGGGCTCTTGTTATTCTCATTACATCATAGCAGTTAGCGGGGTAGAGAAGTGGCCATCTCGGCAGTCTCATAAGCTGCACATCGGGGGTTCGAGTCCCTCTCCCGCTACATACACCGCAATAAGCGGTTTTTCTCATTTTCAAGCAGGAGTAATAAAATGAAATTCGGACAAACAGCAACAGACACAATTACCGGATTTACGGGTGTTGTTACAGGTCATGCGTCGTACATTACGGGGTGCGATCAATACCTGTTACAGCCACCATGCAAAGATGGTGCGTGGGTAGAAGGAAGATGGTTTGACGAAGGACGATTAGTATTTACAGATGAAGTAAAAGTTGCAAGCGAAACAGTCACAGGCGAGAAAAACGGCTGTGATATTCCAGCACCAATTAAATAATCTATCCGTATGAACCCGAAGGGCAATCCGAACATCAGCAAAAACCCACAAACGTGGAAGCCGAACCAAAGCGGCAACCCAAGGGGGCGGCCACCGGGGCTTATCTCTGATTGCCTGCGGAAAATCGGCGCACAGAAAAGCGTCAAGGGCGAGATAACCCTCATGAATGCAGAGGGCAAAACAGAAAAAATTGTCATTGATATTCAGGGCGGAAAAGGGCAGCACATCAATTTCCTCGCGGCTGCTGTTATCATCGAAAAAGCATTGCGGGGCGATACAAAGGCATTTACGGAATGGGTAAACCGCGTAGAAGGCGCACCGAAGCAAATAGTGGATATGAATTCAGAAACGGGATTCCGGTTAGAAATCGGGGCGGCGCAATTACCAGCAGGGAACGGTGCCAATGAAGATGCAGACGCTGAGGGTTGAGTTATTACCAGCACAATTAAGGATTTGGAATAACCTTGCAAAGCGCACAGTTATCCGTTGCGGACGGCGGTTTGGTAAATCCTCGCTTGCGGTAGCGGGTATAGCGGATATATGCGGCCCGGGCGGAGTGGTACTCTACACAGCGCCGACTTACCCAGACCTTGAAAAGCGATTCGCTGAGTTTGAGCAGATGCTCAAGCCCGTGTTAAAACCTGCACGGGATTTTGAACTGCGTTTCAGAGGTGGCGGCAGGTGCGAAATGTTCGGGCTACACAACCACGACAGCATACGCTCAAATAAATATCACCGCGCCATTAACGATGAATTTGCCTATGCGCGGTACGCAAAAGATGCGTGGCAACTCTCGATACGCCCAACACTGACTGACTACGGCGGCGATGCGTGGTTTTTATCTACACCCAGGGGAAAAAACTTTTTTCATGTTTTATCCAATCGTGCGCGGACAACAAAGGGGTGGATAGAACACCATTACCCCACAAGCGCCAACCCGTTTATTTCTAAAGCAGAAATCCAAGAGGCGCGCGACGAACTCCCTGAGATAGCGTTCCGGCAAGAGTATCTCGCCGAGTTTGTAGAGCAAGAAGGCACGCTGGTAAAGCCGGAAATGATACAGCGCGTAGAGATACTACCGCAGTGCGATTGGTACATGGGCGTTGACCTCGCATTCTCTACGAAGCGTACAGCCGATTTTTCGGCTATTGTCATTATCGGTCGTGCTGATGGTAAAATCTACGTTGCCGATGTTTGGCGCGGACGCGGGAGTTTCGAGCAGTTGCTCGGACGTGCGATAAGCATGGCGGAACAATGGCAGCCGAATCGTATCGGTGTGGAGGAAGTAGGTGGGCAAACATGGTTTATAGACGAATTGCTACAGCGCACAAATCTACCCGTCAAAGGCATAACGCCTACAGGCGATAAAGTCCGGCGGTTTTACCCACTGATGGCGCAATACGAGCGCGGCAATGTTTATCATTATTCTGGTGTGCCAGGGTATTTCGATGATGAACTACTCTCATTTACAGGCACTACCGAGGACGACCACGACGATACAATAGACGCGGCAAGTTACGGATTCTCTGTAATTGACAACGCGGAATTCAAAATTTTCTTCTGACCATTATGGCATTCCTTGATATATTCCGCATCAGTTCGTACAGCCGCAACCTGAGCATACTGCTCTCGCGATTGGAGGCAATGTTCGGCGGACGGCGCGGCATGGCACAGCCCGACGCAATGGCGCTGGCGCTAAAAGGGATAATGTATTCCTGCATTGACAGACGTGCAAAAGTTATTGGCGCTACGAACTACATTGTAAGCCGCCGACGTGGGGATAAAATAGAGCCGGTACAGCAAAATCATTGGCTTGTGCGCCTGCTTCGTAACCCTTCCGCTTATTACACTTCTGATGAAATCTACAAACTTGCCGCGAAATACTACGATATTAGCGGCGAAGCATTTTTATGGACGCGGTGCGACGGTGAGCGGTATCCTATTGACATAAATACCATACCTCCCGCCACGGTAGATATTATCCTGAATAGCGGTGGCATAGAGTGTTACAGGTGGTGGCGAGGTGACGGGCACGTGGATATTCCACCGGAAGAAATGCTGCACCTGCGGCGGCTTGAGCCGGTGAATAACATGGGCGCGGGAATTATTCGTGGGCGCGGCTTAGTGGAGGCGGCAATCGAAGCGGCGCAGGTGGGCAAGGAAACGGCAGATTACATTCGTAGGTTTTTTGCCAATGATGCAAGTCGCCCTAATATCCTGAAAGCCGGAAATGAGAAATGGGATGAGCTGAAGTGGAATCAATACCGCGACACATGGAACGAAAAACTACCAAATTTCAAAGTCAAGGCACTGTTGCAAGGCGGGCTTGACTTTGCCGCTACAGCCGCGCCGTCGGCTCTGACGCTTGACTACAATACTATCAGCGATCAGGCGAAAAAAGAGATTGCCGCGATATTTGGTATGTCGTTGGGGCAACTGACAGGCGAATTTACCTCGTATGCCACAGCTGACGCGCAGAACGCCGTATTTATCAAGCAAACTATCGAACCGGAACTCCGTTATTTTGCTACGGTATTTACCAACCATTTCCGGCAATTTGAACCGGATATAGTTGTGCAGCACGAACCGTATTTGTACGTTGATCCGAATGAACAACGATTACAGGAAGAGCATGATTTCAGTCATGGCGTTCTGACGGTGAATGACCTGCGTAGCAAGCGCGGCGCAAAGCCCGTCGAGGGCGGCGATACGCCGCTGCTAAAGTCGGGATATGTGTCTATTGACGCTGCGCTTAATCCTCCCGCTCCGTCGTTTTTCTCGCTCTCCCCTACCCAAACAAAAGGACTGCTGATAGAAAATAAACGGGTTGCATATTGGCGTAGTTATGACAACCGCGCAAAGCGGTTTGCGTCCGAAATAAAAAGCATTACCGCCGGAGTATTTGGGCGCTTAGGTGAGGAACTAACAGCATCGGCGGCAAAGCAGATGTTTGTCAGTCGTGCGTTATCGGGGGATATATTCGACGAAGAAACGTGGGTGCAGATTCTTGCGGCAGCAGTGCAAAAACCAGCAGATGCTTATTTACGGCAGATAGTTCGTGCGGCGCTGGCAGATACCGGCAAAACCACAAGCGATTTGCCGACGAGTTTCGATAATGTACTAAAAAAAATGCTGGAGAAATCCACCTCGAAAATCACAACCGCCGTAGGAACGATAAAGGCGGAATTGGAAGCAATGTTGCAGGACGCTGCACCGGACAGCACACCCGCCGAACTCTCGGCGATGATACAGGGTAAATTCACACAGTATACCACCAGCGGCGCGGATAGAATTGCCCGGACAACTGCCACATTCACAACCGGAGCAGCGCAGCAGGAAACATGGAAAAACGTAGGAATCGCTTATGAATGGCTGACCGAGCAGGACGCAAAAGTGCGCCCCACCCACCAAATAGCCGACGGGCAGACGCCGAACGAAGATGGTATGTTCGCAGTGGGCTATGATATGATGACGCATCCGGGCGCGGGTGCGCTTGCCGAAGAAAACGTGAATTGCCGCTGTACATTATTCCCGCGTACATCCTAAACTTTTGCATACCACTTTGCATAGTATTGATTGCGGCATTGCCGCCCCTTATATTTGAGTTGCAATTATGATCAATTACAGTAACAGAGCATTGAACGCATATAACCGCAACGTCCGCGAAGCAACCGACAAGCCAGACGACGTTGTAAAAAAAACACGGAGGCAAGTCTATGACGCTGTAAATAAAACGGACGACGTCGAGCGGCTAAAGGAAGCCCTCACCGTGCTGCAAGTAAAAAAATAATATACCCGTACACGGCCGCATTGGCGGCATATTTCAGGGCTTATCTTCGCAGGTTGCGGGGCTGAGCCCTTTTTTATTATGAACAAAAACTACCTTCAGCGATACCTGAATCTGCCCGAACACGATACGCCCCTCATGGGTGAATCGCTGTTTCGGGCGGGAACGCTTGCTCCTGCCGCCGAAACGAATGCTGCCGAAAACGGTGTGGTTAACTTCACGATTACCACCAGCGACATTGACCGCTATGGCGATATAGTGGATGCCGCCGGAGCGATAACAGAAAATTTTATGGCAAATCCGGTGGTGCTGTGGAATCACGACAGCTGGAGTACGCCAGCAATCGGAACATGCTCTGGACTGGATAAGCAGCCCGACCGTATTATCGGTGCAACGCAATTCCACCGCAAAACCGCAATGTCTGTTGAAATCAGCGACCTCGTGTTTGCAAAAGTTTTGCAGACGTGCAGCATCGGGTTCATGCCGCTGATATGGGAGGATATCGAAACACCGCAGAAAATGATACAGCGGCGATACACCTCGTGGGAATTACTTGAATACTCTATCACAAATATCCCTGCGAATCCATACGCCCTTGTAAGCAACGGCTTTATCAAGTCGTTGCGCGATGGCGCGGAGCGCGGGATTATCACGCCGGACGGCGCACTCTACACTGCTGTTACGCGGCTCATTGCCGGCACAATGGATGCGGCGCAGCGCACAAGCATCGAAAGGATTTTGCAACCAAAAATCAAAATCAATATGAAGATTGAACAAAAAAAAACCAAATCGCTCACGCCCGACCAGATGGCGCAAGCGGCTGCAGATATTGAGGCGTCGTTAAAAACGAATGTGGCAGAGTATCTTGTTACTACGTATGAAATGACGCCCGAAGAAGCCCAGCCGCTCGCCGATGCTACGGCTGCCGGAGCAAGAAAGGGATTTGAAGAAGCATCGGCAGCAACTGACGCTCCCCCTTCGGATGCCCCGCCGCCTGACGGACAAACGGCGAATTTCACTCCGCCTGTGGATAGAAAGGGCGCGAAACTCAGCGCAGTAGCGCTGGGGCATGTAACAACCATAGCCGAGAGCGCGAAGGCGCTACTGGCATACGCACAATCTGCCGAGGATGAAGGCAAGTCGGTGGAAAGCATTACAGATAACCTCCTGCAAACACTCAAAAAAGGAAAAAAAGATGCCTGATATAACAACCACAGACGCGGTAATAAAGGCAGCCGTCGAAAAGGCCTATAACGAAGGGCTGACTGACGGCCGTATCGAGCAGAAGCGGCAGAATAATCCGCTTATCATCAAAGTTGGTAAATCTAACGACGACCGCCAGAAGCTCGCGGCGCACGTTGGGAAATATTTAATTGCTGTTCGCGATAAAAGCTACGAAGGATTAGAAGCCCTCCGCCGCGAAGTGCCTGCATGGTACGAGCAAAAAGCGAATTTCAACGAAACGACAGGCGGTCAGGGCGGATATACCGTGCCGTCGGTGTGGGCAACGGAGGTTGTTTCGGCTATTGAGAAATACGGATTTGCCCGTGCGCTTGCACGGAAATATCCGATGACAACAAAAGAAGAATACATCGCTTCCGGCGCGTCGGTAGTGGCATATATGGTTGCCGAGCAAGGCGCACCTACACCCGTAGATGCTTCAAACTTTTTCGCGCAGTCCTCGCTGGTTGCACGGCGTTTGGCGGCAGGGGCATTGGTAACCAAAGAGCTTATCGCCGATTCGAGTATTGCAATGCTTGATTACATAACGCAAATCATGGCAGAAGCAATTGCCTACGTCGAAGACGTGCAGTTCTTCAAGGGCGACGGTACGGGCGCAAACCACACAGGACTTATCAGCACGTCCGGCATAACGTCGACGTACCTCGGCAGTGCGTTAAATTCCGGTAAAACTGCCTTCTCTCATATCTCGTGGAAGGACATTGTAAATCTACGCAACTCGGTAAATTCCGTGCAGGCAGTCGGGGCTGTGATGGTCATTCCGCAAGCGGTGTATGGCTATTTACTCAAAGAAGTCGACGATGTCTTGCGCCCGATATGGAATCAGGCAATGCCGGCAGATATGGGTGATTGGGGCGTTGGGACAGCGATACAAGGCAATACTTTCTGGACTCCGTCGGGAGTTAAAGTCGTTATTGTCCCTGACGCTCTCTTCCCATCATCCAGCACTTCGACGATATGCGCCATTTATGGCAATTTCTCGAAGTACGCATTTTTTGGCGAGCGTGAAGGCATGGCAGCAGAGATTTTCAAGGAAAGTTACGCGGGAACTTCACTTTCCGGTTATAACCGTATTGCACTCGAGCTTACCGAACGTTTTGGCGTTGCTTTCCCAACTCCGGCGGCGTTCGGTGTTCTCAAAACGTCCGCATCATAAGGAGCATTATGAAGGATTACATATTAACACAGGATTGGCGTGGGCATCGGGCTGGCGGACAACTCCAGCTTTCCGACCGCGACGCTGAAAAACTAACCGCTGCGGGGATAGTACAACCTATCCCCGCGGTTGCACCGCCGGAGCCGGAGCAAACAACAGCGCCGCCGGCGCCGGAAACGCTGGAGCAATCCGAGCCAAAGCCCGAACCCGAACCAACAACGCCGCCGGAAGCAGAAGCGGTATCCGATAAACCGAAGAAAACTAAAGGAGGTGCGAAGTGATAGCAGATTATATACTGCCCATTACGGGCAATTCTCCGGCATCGCCTTCGACGGCGAACCCGCTACTGACGGGAGACCCAATTGACACACGGGGATTCCACTCAGCAGATTTCTTTGTGCAGAGCGGGGCGACCGATACCTCGAATGCTACGGTTTCGCTGGCGGGAAAGGTGCAGCACTCCGCTGACGGCTCGACGGGATGGGCAGACTACACTGATCCCACGACGGGCAACGCGGCGGCTATTGCGGCAATTACGTCGGTCAATAGCAAAGCAGCAGTGGGCGTTTCGCTTGTGGCGGCAAACCGCTACATTCGCACAGTGCTGAGTGCAACGCTTTCGGCGGGAAAAGTATTTGCGAGTTCATCTATCATTCTTGGCTCAGCAGAGCATTTGCCACCGTCGCAATAACCTATGCCTTACGCAATCAGATTTGAACGGCAGATGGCGTTTTTTAACGTCTATCAGAAAAAACAAACAGAGCGTTCTCCGGCTACCAGTGCGGAGAACGCTTCGTTTGAATTTTACGACAATCTGTTTGCGGCTGTGTATGCGATTATCGGCGATTACTGCAATCAGCCACTATATCAGCAAAGCGTAACGCATATATTTTGCATCAATGACGGGCGGCACGTTTTACCCTTTCTGCGTGTTCCGGTGGCGATAACCGGATTCACTACGCAGGCAGATATGTTCGCTACGCCGCAGAATGTGGCAGGGGCGAATTACACGCTCAAAAACAACAACGGCGTGTATTACCTGTACTATCAAAATCTTAATTCCGGCTACGACGCAACCCTGCAAATTACAGCGGGTTATACCGACGCGGGAATGCCGGAGGATTTACTGCTGATAACCGCCGAAATGGCCTCGGTAATTCTCGCGGAATCGCCTCGAGGTGAAAACCTGCTGATGAAACAGGCAATCGGCGAAACGCTGCCAAGCGGCGGACGGACAACAACATTCAAAGATATGACGGCAAAGTTCGAGGCGCGGCTGGCTCCATATCGCGTAGAGGTGAATTAATGCAGCTTGACCTTGCGCTCCGCAAAACCGCCGAGAACTTGCCCGGAATTATCAAGGACATTCTCCGTGCCACTCCGACGACACTCGCAGGGTATATCGGCGCAGAAATGGAAAAGCGCGGCACGTCGGCTGGCGGGGCAAGTGTGGCATTTGCGCCATCAACCTCAAAGAAACTACAAACCGGCACAACGGCGCTCTTCAAATCACTGCTACCGAACAAGCCGGGCAATATCACAAAACTTGACGGAACGAACCTTGAATACGGCACCGATATTATTTACGCAGGTGTGCAGGAATTTGGCGGATTTATTCGTGACAAGGGGCATATGCAGGGATTTTTCTGGTGGCGGTACAAAGAAACTAAATCGCCCTATTACCGCAACCTTGCGCTGTCCGTCCGCAAAAAAGGCGGTGTTACCATTCCGGCACGGCCCTACTTTGCGCCCGGCATAGAGAAATTCAAAAGCGAAGGATTGCCAAAACTATTGGCAGCAATACTGAAGAAGGTGGAACTATGAATACGACATATACGAATGGTAAAATAATAGAAATTGTGCTAAAAAAAACGAAAGCACTTGTACATAGCCTTCGTAAAAGCAGCATTGATAAAAATAAGGAATTGCTACAAATAATAGAAAAAATTGCCGAACAAAATAAAATCATTAACGTTATTGACTTCGGCGGTGCTTGCGGCGGACACTATTTTGCAATACGCAGCCGATTAAATGCTAATATTATTTTGAATTGGGTTGTCGTCGAAACTTCCGCAATGGTAAATGCCGCACGAGAATTAGAAACGGATGAAATATCGTTCTCGGATGACTTCAGCGCCGCAGTTTCTGGAATGACGTGCATTCATTTACTTCATACAAGCGGTGCTTTACAGTGCGTGGATAATCCGTATGATACATTGGAAATGCTGCTGAATTGCAACGCTGAATTTATATTATTCAACAGGTTAGGATTAAATGAATTTGAGTGCGATATAACAATACAGCATAGTGCAAAAATAGAGTGGCACGGTGAAGGGAATTTTGCTGATATATGCGATGACGCATGGGTTTCGTACCCTCTTACATTTATACGGGAAAAAATGTTTTTGCATTTATTATCGGCTAAATACAACATTGTGAAAAAAATTCCAGACGAAAGTGGAGTTGTTTCGGTGCAGGGCGAGCGAATAATTGGATATGGACTGCTATGTAGCGACCTGGCAACTATTTATTAATAACTATGAACCGCATCACTCATGCCCTGCATTGCTTGCGCGACGTTGTGAGCGGCGCAAAAGGATTTCAGTTGTTGCTGAATTTCGACATCAACAACTGGGATAGCTACGGCTTTCCGTACGGGTATGTGGATTTCCCCGGTGAAACATTCATCGAAAATGAGGACTACGAAAACGACGCTTATCTATCTGATGATAGCTATTTAGATTTTACCATTTTTATTGGGTTTGAAACAAACGCGCCGCTCGCGGCAGACGAAAGCACTTTTATTGAGCAGGCAATCGAAACAGCCGCCGTTATAGAACGGCAAATATATCATACAATTATCGAAGATTTTGAGGACGAATACGAGGTAGTTCATTATGGCAGAATCAGGCGAAAACATATCAGCGCTGTTGCAGCGAACGAAGGATTCACTCGCGGGCTTGTCGCCATTGGAGTCCGAATCAGAACAGAGCAGCCGCAATCGTAACGCCGCGATGGTGCGGCAGATGTTCGACGAGAAATACAACAACGGCGGTAATCCGTTTATTTCGGTTGTGGCAATTTACGATGAAAACGACGAGCCGAAAATAACTGAGTTTTTGGAGGACTGCCCCGCGGGGTTTTACCCTGAATTGTACGAGGTTATCCTCTGCAAAACCGTACCAGTCGAGCATGACGACACCTGCGGACTCGCCGCGATATACCGCGCCGAAAACGAGTTTCCGTTTCCGGTGCGCTTGTTTGAATGGCGGTATCGCAAATACAGTTTTGGGGCAGCCCGTAACGCCGCAAAGAGCGCGGCAAAGGGTGCGTGGATACTCTCGCTGGATATGGACGAATACGTGGAAATGCACACCGCAACTTCTTTGCCTGCATTGTGTGCGTCGGCGAATAAAAAAATCGGCGGATTTAGTCTTTCGATTTTTAGCCACGTATCGCGTATCGGAGTATTAGGATATAGGCGGCAGGCAAGTACGCATGTGCGGCTGTTCCGCAATCTTCCTGCAATTATGTGGCAGGGACGCTGCCATGAGTATGTGGCAAATACTATTGTCAAAGCAGGATTACAGTTAGCTGATTCCGTTGTAACTATTATGCACGAGGGATACGTTGCGCCTCTCGAAGCATTCATACAAAAACTGACGCGCAACGCCAATTTGCTAGCCGCAGACGTTGCCTTGCCGGAGGATGACGCGCACTACGGCCACAGCTTCGACTACCTTATCAGAACATGCTACGAACTCTACCAATTACGGGAGATACAAAATGCCTAAAACTACAGGGGGCGCGAACGTTACCGACGTTTTCGCCCTGACTTCCACCGGCGGAAAGTGGGTGGCTGATACCACACCGATTATTCGCCTGAATCAGAAGTATAAAACGGCTTTTACCGGCCACGAAAAAACAATGAATATCGCTGTCAGCGTGGATCACGACCAGGACAGCGAAGAATTATGGGATGATTTGTTCGGCGGATTTTTATCCGAAGACGCCGCGTCTGCATCCGAGGGCAATTACGAAGATAACAGTCCGAGTTCGCCGAATGTGGGCGATCCCACTAAACTTGTGGCGCTGGTTAACTACAGCGGCAAGAACTCAGCCACATCAAAACGCCGTGTCCGCACCTTCCTTGCCGAGGTTTCCGGCGGCGATGAAACATGGGAAGCGGGCAAGGCAGTTCGCGTAAAAACGGAATTCAAGGGCATTAAGATTACTGATGTTCCACTGCGGATTCCTTCGGCAGCATTCGACAGCAATCTTGTTACCAGCGCAACAACGAAGGATGTTGCAGTCGGCTCGATGGGTTGCTCATTCTCGATAGCAGCGCCATAACAAACAGTATTTCACTTCATTTTCGGCGGCGGTGCGGCAATTATTCCCGCCGCCGCTTTTTTATTTTCAGGAGACACTATGACGATTACACTAACACGCCCCGACGGGGTAACATTCGAGGCAGCATTCGGCGAAATAACGCCCAATAATTTTGATGATGTGCAGCGTGCAGTAAGCAGTTACGACGCTGGGCGCATGATGGCGCTTGCCACGCTTGATTTGATAGAAAGCGACCCAACCCTTTTGGAGCAAGGGCAGTTTGCCCCGCTGAAACCATTCTGGGAAAAATACATGTCTGGTGTACAATCGCGGGAGCAATTAGAGGCGCTTATGCTCCGCCTGACTGCCGCATGGGGCGGCACAGACAAGAAAAAACGCTACGAGGCGGCAATTGAGATTGTTCGTCAGACGGCGGAAACAGCCGACAAAGCCGACGCAAAACTGCTAAAACTCCCTGCGACGCATCAGTTCTGGTGGAAGCCGGACAACGTGGAAGGGGTGCGCGCCGCAGCCGACTTTTTTCGCGCAATTATGGCAAAATTTGACTGAGGCAATTGCCGAAATTCACGAACTACCCTGCTGGAGTATCAGCAATCCGCCGGAGCCACTACTGACAATTGAGGACGTATTAGACGGGCAGTGGTCGCTGAGGATGATGTGCTATAATTTGTCGGACGGCGATTTTAGGCGTTACAACGACCTGCTGAATGCGCCAATATTGCAGGTATATCAATTTGCCGCGCTCCGCAGAGCCGGTTACGAAATTCAACAATCTATTCCCGCGCCCGGACGCGGCAGCGAAACGGAGTAACTTATGTCTGCTGAATTAACCGCAAAACTTTCAATCAACACCGACGAATTTCTTTCTGCACTGAAGAAAGCAGCCGAGGAAGCAAAATCCGCCGGGCAGGCCATTGGCTCGGCGGTGGGAAATGTTGACGTCCCGCCGATAGGCGATGGTTTATCTGTTGCGTTACAAACGGCTGGCGCGACGGCTCAGGCAACGGGTGCGGAAATAAATACTGCCCTCACGGGTGCTGCTGCTGCTGCTGCCGGACTTTCATCTGCTGCTACTGCTGCCGGACAATCTATAGCAACCGGAATGCAAACTGCCTCGTCGCAAGCGAAAACCTTGGGCAACGACACCAAAGAAGCCGCCGACAAGACCCGTAGCGCCGGGGATGCAATCAAAAACATGGGCGGACAGATAAGCGGCGCACTTAATTCTGCAATCGGCAGTTTGAAGAGCAATGTTAATTCTGCTGTTTCGCCGATTTTAAGTGTGTTCGGCGGCGGTGCATTGCTCAAAGGCGCGTCGGGGCTCGTTGGATCATTTCAGGGCTTGCTTGAGAAAGGTAAGGGCGCGTTAGAGGTTACGCAAAAACTTGCACTTGGATTGGCGCAGGCCGGCAAATCGGGTGATGATGCAAAAAAAGGCATTGACGAAATAGGGAAATCAGCAGGGAAACTGGCAAATCAGTTTGGGTTACCAGTAGCGGAAGTGCGGGCGTTTTCTATAACGGCTCTACAACTCGGCGGAGCGACAGGGAAAGCAAATGAGGATTTAACGAAACTTGCTATTGGTATTGAGAAAGCATCAGGCGGACTTGTCAGCGGCACACAGGCAATTAGATTATTCAGCAAGGGTGTAACTGATCCAGAGGGCGCTATCGCTCTGCAAAAACTGACGAAGGTATATCCGGCGCTTGGCGCTGCAATCGGTAATATCAAAAATCCCGCCGAGGCAACGAAGAAAGCCTTGGATTTTTTTGGGCCAACATTCAAAGAGCTTGGCAATCAGGCCGCCGGTCCGCTTGGCTCTATGCAGCGTCTTGAGAATGCGTTCGGCTCTATCAAAGGTACACTCGGCAAAGTTATTATCGAGGGCGCTGCGCCGTTCGTGGAGTCCTTTGCTAATAAAATTATTCCTGCGATTACGGGAGCAGTTGGGTATCTCGGCAAAATCAAACCCGTTATTGAGCCGCTCAAACCCGTTTTCATTGCGGCGGGTGCAGCAATAGGTTTGGCGGCAACGGCGCTGCTTGGCTTACAGGCGGTGCAGTTCGTCGGCAAACTTGCTGACGATTCGCTGAAATACGGCAAAACGCTGGTTGAAAAAGTTATTCCGGCGCTTGGGCTTCAGACGGCGGCAATGGCAGAAGCGGCTGCGGCAACCGCCGCAGAAGCGGCAACCAGAGCAACAGCAATGGCGGCGGCGGAAGCAAGTGCATTGGTAGAGGCGGCGGCTTCCGCGGAGGCAGTTGTCGGGGCGCAGGCACGTGCGGCAGCGGCGGCGGAAGTTGTCGTGGCTAAGGAGGCAGAACTGATAGTAGCGCAAGCGGCCGGGGCAGTCGAGGCAGAAGCAGCGGCAGTTGCGCTTGCGGCCGCACAGGCACAAGCGGCAGCAGCAATAGAATTAGTTGCGGCAAAACAAGCAGAAGCGGCAGCAGCATTTGAAACGGCCGCCGCATTTGGCGTAGCGGCAACCGCCGCCGAAGCCGAAGCCATTGCCACCGCAGAAGCCGCTCTTGCTGCCGATGCTTCTACGCTGTCGTTCGCTTCAATGTGGACGGCTGTTACGGGTCCAATTGGCATTGCAGTAGCCGGTATCGCTCTTCTTGGCGTGGCGTTGTATGCCCTGTATCAAAACGTCAAACCATTTCAGGAGGCGGTTGATGCTGCCTTCTCGTTTATTGTGGAGGTAGGCAAGCAGGTATGGGGCGTATTCGTGGAAATCGGCGATGCTTTTGCTGCGGTGGGCGAACTGATATTTACGTTGTTAATTCTGCCGTTCAAATTGCTTTGGGAAGTATTAAAGCCCATTGGCGCGGCTATATTTGACCTGGTAGGTAAAATGTTTTCCTTTGGCGATGCAAGCAAAAAGACGGGTGGCGCAATGGAGACAATTACCAAAATTCTGAATGGAGTGAAAGATGCAATACAACTATTCAAGGCGAACATCGAGGGCGCGATAGCCGCAGTAAATTCATTAGTGGATACGGCGGGTGCTGTGGTAGATGCAATTACCAACTGGGATTTCAGCGGCGCGTGGGATGCTCTTGTTGATGGCGCTGGGAAAGCCGGAGACGCGGCGGCAACGGCAGTCGAGGAATCACTGACACAAGACAAACTTGATAAAATTCAGGATAAATTCACAAAAGGAATCGAAAAAGCAACCTCCGGCATTCAGACGGACGTTGACATTAAAGCAAAGATTCAGGATATAGAAAACATAGACAAACTGCAACAGACACTCGCTGAAACGCAGGCGAAACTGCCCGATTTGGAACTGAAGGTGCGCACCGGCAAGGCAACTGCCGACGAAAAGAAAGAGTTTGACCGTCTGGTAAAAACAGCGTCGGAAACATCCGAAAAGATTGCAAAAGTTGCCCCGCAGGCCGCCAACGGCTTCAAAAGAATCACCAACAGCGCGGGCGAACTTGTGCAAGTGACTGATATAAATACATCTAAAGTGAAAGAATATGCTGAGGAGCAAAAAAAGGCGTTCGACAAGGAATCGCAGGACAACATCAAAAAATACTCTGACAACCTTTCGAATGCGGCGGCACAACTAAGCGAGCAAAAGAAAAAACTCGTTGAAATTCAGAAGGCAAAAGATGCCGCTGCCGCACGGGGCGATACAACGAATGCCGACAAATTGCAGGAGGACGCCGACAAATTACAGGCGCAGATTGTCGAAAATCAGAAAATCGTTAAAAAAGGATTCGAGGATGGCGCACGCTCAGGACTGCTCACTGCCGATGCAGCCGAAAAGGTGGGGGTATCACTCGGATTTGCTGCAGGTGAAGCGACGAAAGCAGCGGAAGAAATCAAGAGTGTGGCAGAGCAAACTGCCGCCGCCGCGTTTGACGCCACCAAACTTGCCGAGGCGTACAAAACAGCCAGCGATAATGCAGGGAAAGCATTAGATGCCTCGAAACAGCAGGGCGCGGGGATTCAATTCGCGGTGGAGGAGCTGAGGAAAGGAAATATTACTCTCGAAAAGTTCAACAAGGACACGCAGCAGAATTTCGCCGACATTCCGGCGGCTATTGCTTTTGCGAACGAACAGCGCAAAAAACTACTGACAGATCAGGCAAAATCCGAAGCCGATCAGCGTCGCCTTACCCGTATAGGTCAGGCAAATGATTTGGCGTTTGGGCGCGGCGAAACAATTAAATCAATTGAGACTATAAGAGACAGAGAGATCCGCGAAGTCGAGGAGCGGAAACGCCGCGCGGAAGCAGAAGCCCGTGCTACGACGACAAACGCATTAGAACTCGAATTAAAATTGCTTGATATAGCGCAGTCGTCTGAAGATGCAAAAGCGGAAATTACTCTTGCCGCTGCACAAAAAATACTAGCGAAAAAGTTAGATTTAACCAAAGCAGAAGTGCAGGCGGAAAAGGAGAAAAACGCCAAAATAGCCAGCGATGCCGCCGCAAAAGATGCAGAGGCAGAGCAGAAGCGCAATGAAGCCATCGGCAAATTCAACCTTAAAGCATTTGAGGAAGCACAGAAAGCCGAAGCGGACAAGCTGAAACTCCGCAAGGACTTTGCAGAAAAAACGGCTGCCCTGACCGCCGAAGGACTTGCCGCTACGCCAGCCGAAGTGCAAGGCGAGAAAATCAAGGAAATCCTTGCTGACCGTATCGCGGCGCTCCGTGCAGCCAACGCGGTGGAAATCTCCGAAACTATTGCAAAGAATCAGAGTGTTGTCATTGCTGAGGATGCTGTTAAAAAGGCAATCGAGGGCAATAACGCAGAGCTGATAGCAAAAACAAAACAAACCCTTGCCGAAGCGCGAACTGACGCACTACGGGCAGATCCGGCGGTGCTTGCCGCAAACCGAAAAGCCGCCGAAGACATTGCGAATCTGCAAAAGGAAACAGCAAAAGCATTACGGGAATATGAAATCAGCCAGATAGCCGATGCTGCCGAGCGGGAACGCCAGACTCGGTTATTAGCATTGGAGCAAACATACGCCGAAGAGCAAAAAGCCGCCGCGGGCAACGCTGAAAAACTCTTTGAGATTAACCGGAAATACTACACAGACAAGCGGCGTATCGAGCAGGAAAGCGAAAATGCCTCGATAGCGACTATGGATGCTATTGCTGCAGCCGCACAGGGATTGCAGAACGGCATAGCTGATGGGTTCAAGAAAAATGATACAGAGGAAGTGCGCTCACGGATAAAAGCCGAAAACGATAAACTCAGCGCCCTGAAAACCTCGCTTATCGAAGGTAAGATTAACGAAGACCTCTACCGCAAGGAATCAGAAGAAGCATACGCCGCTCTCGAAGCGGCAAAGCGCGAACAGGCACAGCAAACGTTCAATCTCATGAAGGCGTTGAACGATGCACTGATAAACGGACTCAAAGCATTGACGAACGCTTATGTAGCCGCCGCCGATAAAGCGATTGCAACGTTCTCTACAGCTGCAGATGCACGTGGAGTGTTCGGCGACCGTGAGGCAGAAGCCGCGCTGAAGAACGCCGATGCTATATCGTCGGGTAATCAGGAAGAAATTGACAAAACAACCGAGGCATACAACAAAGCAAAAGACGACCGGATAAAAAACGACGAAGAGGTAAGCGCGGCGGCTACTGAGGCGTATAGCAATACTGCTGTTGCGGCAGGGCTGGCACTGGGCCAAATGATTGCCAACGGCGAAAATGCAGCGAAAGCGTTTCTTGTAACCGCGCTCGATACGATGGCAAAACTGATACCTATTCTAAGCGTAGAAATTTTCGGGAAATCTATCGCCGAATTTGGCCCGGCTGGTATTGCCATTGCCGCCGGACTTACCGCCACCCTTGCGGGGCTTGCACAGGCGGCACGCGGCTTGGAGCATGGCGGAACGACCGACGAAGCGGACGGTATCGAGATTCCGGGTGTGCGCGGCAGATTCATCAAAATGCAGGAGGCAGGCAAAGAATTTGTAATGAACCACAGCACCACGATGAAAAACCTGCGGGAATTTTACGAGATTAACCGCCGCGATATTACGATTGAGCAATTTGCCCGTGAAAAATATGGAGCGATTTTCAGTCAAACAGCAGTTACGGCAAGCGGCTCCCTGACCACGACAAAAATACCCGCGCCAACGGCAACCATGATGATGGTGCCGGACACAAACGCCGGACTGAGGGCAGAAGTGGCGCGGCTGACAGCGGAAGTAACGGGACTGCGGACTGACGTGAAAAACGCGGATAAACGGGTACATATCAATGCCAGCGCCAGCGTGAAATTGCAGGAAACACAGATGGTGGCAAAGGGTGGCGATTTAGTGGCAATTGTACGGCAACATCAGCGTAAAAAATTATTCTAAGGATTGATATGGCACTCTATCACATAAAACTCTACGGCAATACAACCAACAGCACAAGCGGCGCAACAACCGCCGAAATAGGCATTTACGGCATTCATCCTAAGTGGCTTGACGAAGGCGAAATGATTCAGGCATGGACGGGCAGCGAGCAGAAATACCCTGCATTCCGCGCAGAGTTTGCGCTGGAGTGCGTAGAGTTTTCGACGGTTGCCGGAGGCGATCAAACAACCGAGAACATTCGCGATATAGTGAATGGAATACTGCTAAAAAAATACCTGTTTCTTGGTGCGCCCTCTTCCCCGAAACGCCTGCCGCCGCGCTGGAGGGACACGACGAACTTCCCTGACATCGGCACGGTGTTCGCCACGCCAGTTGCCGTTAATCATGACGGCGACGTGGATATGTCGGCGGATTGGGGCAAATCACGCGAGAAAACGACGCTGATATTTCGTAAAAAAACACGGGAATCATAATGGCAACAACGTATTACAGCACGATAAAAACCTACGGCGGAGTGCGTAAAAAAATCACATTATACCCCTGCACCTCTACAGCTCTGACAACCGAAACGCCATTCCCTGAGGGGGCGCTTATTGCCGTAAGCGAGGGCGCGGTGAAATTCGATAAAGCGCCGGTCAAAATCGCCGCAACGGACGAGCGCACGCTGAAATTTGACCTTCGGCGATTAGACGAAGCAGACACCGCTTTGCGGGATATAATTTTCACGCCGACGCTGCCAAGTGTGTTTTATCCGTGGCCCGTAAAATTCTGTAATGTATGGATTATCAGCGACGATGGCGGCAATGGAGCATTATCCGAAGCCGATTTTATTGTGCGGTTTATCGGTGCGCAGAAAGATGCCCCCGATGCAAGCGGCACAACGAATGCCGCTATTTCGACGTTTGATATAGAGCTGGTGTCGCTGTATCGGCATATCATCGAAGGGCTAAACCCCTTCGATATTGCGCGGCAGTTGAACGGTGACGCTACACCGCTCGGCGGGACGATAACAAGCGAGAC